GACACCATTGGCGATGGGGGCATAGTCTGCGTCATGATTGTGCTTGTCGAGCAGCTCAAAGGCTTGCTGGATGCTGGAAGCATCCACGTTCAGCAAGCCAGTGAAAGAAGCGGACATGACCTTTTGTTGGGTAGGGTCAGTCTGTGCTCCGCCCAGGCTGCCACTTCCGAAGGGCGGGATCCACCAGTCAATGGGTATTTCTGTGACCAAGTATTGGGGATGGTAGGGAAGCTGGCGAACGATCTGATACCAGGATGCAGGGCTCTCTTTCTTTGCCTGGCTTTTTCTTGATTTGTAAACTTCAATCTGTTCAAGGCATCTTGTTGCGGTGAAACCATCGGTTGAGACCGTGACAAGATCACCCTGGGCAAGGCGCAAGTCTGGTCTTTGAATGTATTGCACAAGATAGCCGGAGAAGATGCGAGTCCACTTTTGGAAGGTTGATAGCGCGCGCGGGTCATCTGTGTCTGAGATAAAGCCAATTGTGACAGGTTGATTGGTGACGGCATCAATGTATTCTTGATAGCCGGTCTCACTGTTCCAGGTGAGATTAACGGGTTTGTCCGTGGTGAGGTATGTCATTGTGCGCGCGTGGGAAAAGGGTGTGTACGTACCGTCCACGTTGTTGCCTTCGTTGGAAGCGACACCATAGATATAAACATTCATGAAATCTCGTGGAAAGAAATAGGCAAAGTATTTCTGTTGCAACACAGTGGCAAGAGAGCGACCATCGACCAGGTTCAATTGTTTGTCTGTGTCGTAGAATTGCCAGTCATACCAGATATCCCGATTTACATCGTAGACGATATAGATCAGGTTGTTGAATTGAGCAATGGCGGCATCAATGACCTGACGTGCGGTCATTGTGCCATCAATGCCAACCAGCGAAGTGGTTGGCAATAGATCTGCGATTATGTGTGTTCTGCCTTCGTGTTGATCGTAGGAGATGTAGGAAATGTAATAGAGATTGCAAACCACCCCATAGGTGTGCCCTTCCACGGTCACGCCGCGCGTGACCTGGACCGCCCAACCAGAATCAACCACAGAATCAACCAGTCCATCAGCAAGCAGGTTTTCGGCAACATACAATTCCTGGCGTTCTCTGGTGAGCACAGCTTCGAGGACAGTATATTCAGCCTGGACATTCCAGCCGTCTACAACATGGTAAAGCAGGGCACAGGTCATGTAAGGGGCACCTTTGCCGTGTTCAAGTGCATCGAGAAAAGTAGCGTTCAGGGTTTGCATGGGGAAACTCCATATACGAGAAAAAGCTCAGGGTCAGCTATCTGCGCGGGTGGGTGTTAGGAGCGAAGCGGACGAACCCGAAAGGGGAGAGTGGAAAATGCTGTGGGGTGTGGCGGGTGAGATATGCACCCGATCACACCCCACAAGGGACATCCGCTTAGTCTCACGTTTGAGATGGCACGGTTTGGGGGCGGGAGCATCCCGCCCCTACGGTTGATCGGGCTGGAAGCCACCCAGGCTAGAAATTCTTGTCAATGGTTTGATCGTGCCAGGTGGAATGCACGAAGGGCATTTCCACTGTTACGAGGAGAGAGAAAAACTGATCCAGTTTTTCTCTGCCATTGGCAGCCAGGTCTTTGGCTTCCTGTGGGTTCAGGTTGTTGGTTTCGACCTTTGAGGTGGCGCGCGCGATGCAGGCATAGCCGGCAGCGCCCAGCTCTACAAGCTCTTCGTCACTGTCTGGAACAGTAGTTCCGGATGCGCTGGCAAAACCGTCAATGGTGTGGGGAGCGTTGTAGTAAACATTCAAGGTTTCGCCCAGGGGAATAACATTCCCTGGCGTTTCGATCACCCATTGCTCATCGGGCTTGTAAGCATAGAAAGCGATCCGATCATCAAAATCTGCCAGGCTGGAAACCAATTCCACGTCCACGATAGACATTGCAATAAAGTCAGCCGGCAGGGTGATACGCTTGCTGTTGGTGGAGTCCAGAACGTACGTTCTGAGCAATGGTTTGCGTTGGGAATATTGGACTAAAGCGAGCTCCAATGATTCATCAATGACACCATCCGTGAATCTATCTGAGCTGGCATCATCGAGCAATGAACGAATACCTGTGCGGTAGGCAGCCAGGGCAGACATTTTACTGCTCCAACTTTAGATAATGCTTGCGACCGTCCTTGAACAGGACCACCAGGATGTTGTCATCGGTTACCCGATATCTGAGCACTACGCCTTGAAAATTGCGAGCCAGCTCATCCGCGATCACCTGCATGTTCGACCGGTCCGCTTTCGCCACTGTCGAAGGCAGGGGCGTCAGCTTCTTCACAGCCGGCAAGCCGGCTGCTTTGCGCTCCGCGTTGGAAATGTTCTTGTTCTTGCTGTTGGGCTTGCTGTTGTTCGTCATGTCTTTGCTCCTTGAATTGGATCTTAATTCTCCTGGCATTCGTCAGAATGACCAGGAGCGAATTTTCTTGTTCGTCAAATTCATAGCCATATAAATTACCGCCAAAAAACCTTGCCACGTCAGTGGCAAGGTATGGGAGAGGTTGGTTGAAGTTGATCTTCTTCTTCCCGTAGGGAATGCCTTCCACTGTTCTGAAGGGTGCGTTTGTTATAACTGACTTACAGGAGACGCTTGCCTCCTGGTGCTCAACCTTTTGGGGATACATTCTGGACGACACCTTCCACGCCTGCGCCGATGATCAGTGCGCTGATGATAGCAATGATCTCGGTGAGTTGCTGTTCGGTAAGCGGAAAGTTGGGTAGGAATGATTTAATACCTATAATGATCAATCCGCTCACCAGAGCTTGAAATTTGTGCGATTTTAGGGCATTTTTCAGGTTGTCTGCAATGCGTCCACCTTCGAGACCTTCGCCCAGGATGTAAGCGCTGATCAGACCGGCGAAAACAATGATCTGGTTTTCTGTGAAGGGGAGCTGAGGAAAGATGGCTTGGAGCAGGATAAAGACGATCCCTGCAATTAAGGCAATGATCATTCGTGCTCTGTTCTTCATTTTGGTTCTCCTGTTGATAATAAGGCGGGGGCGTAGTGCGCCCCCGCCAATGATTAAGCGGGTGATCGTCCCGCTTACATCCGAAGGGTGTAGTTTGCGACCGCAGCGATCACGTCCACTGTGGTGGTGGCTGCCTTGTCAAAGGTCAGCTCAATCAGGACATATTGATCGTTATCAATCCAAATTGGAGTGGTAAGAGTCAATGTCATGCGGTGCTGGTCTACGTCATAGCGTTCTGCGGCTGTGTCGTGACCAGTATCATAAGAGAAGGTTTGCGCGGCGACTGTTGCAACTGCGCCATCAGCACCACGAGTAACCAGGTTGAATACTGCGGTAACAGCATCGCAGGCAGCGACCAGGATTTCATAGTCGATTTCAACACTGGCAAGCTTTGCTCCCTGCAATCCGATGGAATTGGAAGGAATGGTTACAGGGATATTGACGGTGGCGGTCTCGTCTGTGGCAGCGACATGCTTACAGATCGTGTCTGTTACCTGACCTGCGACTTCTGTCCATGTGCCGGTGACACAATGAAACAGGGTTGGAGGAATGAACTGGCTTACATGGGTATTGTGGATCATTTTGTTTTTCCTTTGGGCGGGAGCATCCCGCCCCTACGATGTTTGGTTTCCTGCGGAAGCAGGAATGTACTTGCACGTTCAAGAGTTTGAGAGTTGATGGCTACGGTCTGCGAGCGGAAGCGAGCGAAAGGCTGCGAGGTAACGAGCTGCTTGAGCGAAGCTGGAGCGAACAGTCCGATGGTTAGCCAATGGTTTGCTTTGTGGGGGGTGTGTGTGTAGCTTTAGCACACACACTCCCCCCCCATGTCCTTTCAAGAGTTTGCTCTTTCAAGAGTTTTAGACATTGCTCTTGTGGAGCGGTCGGAAATCTTGAACAAGAACAGCCAGGAAGTGGCGAACCTTGAGGCGGTGTTCGTCATTCATGAAGACGGCGGGGCTGGTTTCCTGGTTGGCAATGAAGATCTCGGGCATGAGCCCGAAACGTTCACCAACGATAATGCCAGGCACAAGAGCAGGGTCAATGACAGCAGCCCAATCATTGGCATCTGTCCATTCGGGGACAACCAGAGGAACAACCGTTCCCTTCAACAGGTTCTCGGCGTGCTTGTTATCGGTCACATCCCAGGCGTTCAGGAAGGCGTCAAAGGCAGTCTTGCGGAGCGCGCGGGGCACAAGGCAATAGCGGGGTTCGATTGCCATCTTGCTGCCTGTGCCGTAGAGACCGGTGGCGTTCTTGATCAGCATCGGCTGGTTGTACATGGCTTTGGCAACCACGTCCCATTCGGCGGCACTGAGCGCGGTGGTGAGCAGGTTGGCATGACCTGCGCCGCCTGCGTCTGTAACAGCGGTGGCGTTGAACAATGCGCCACCGTCTGCCATGGCAGGTCCAACTGCGGAATTACTGGTAAAGATGGCAGCGATCAGTTTGGAGATATTGCGGATGGCAGCATTCGCCAGCTCAATGGGATATTGTTTCAGCCGGCGGGTCTCGTCCCTGTCGATCAGTTCCAGGGTAAGCGGGATGTAGTTTCCGTACTTAACAAAGTCGGCTGTTTCTGGGCTGTCACCGATCTGCAGCTCAGTGTATTCGCCCTGTTCGGCAACGGTGGAAAGAGCACCCACTGTGCCGGTGAGAATACCTGTGATGGTGTTGAGAGATTCAAAGTGCTCCACCTTGACGATCTCCTTCCACCAGTCATAGCCGGCGCGCCCCATCTGTTCCCACTGGCGCGCGACGACTTTATTCAGGGCGTTCTTTACCAGCCCTGTAAAGTCGGCGGTAGTGGAGAGCTGGGCGCGGTCTGGGTAGAAACCGCCGTGCAGGTCATAATCTCCTGTGGCGAGCATGTAAAGCTCACGGATGCCGGACAAGCGAGCTGCCTTCAAGCTTTCACTCCCTGCGGAGCGGGGAGCATCGAACAGATCATCCACGGCGGCGGCAACCTGGTCAGCGCTGGAAGCCACGCCGGAAATGCGAGCGGGACCTTTAACGGTCTCGGCAGCCGTCAGGCTGGCGATCTCCTTGCGTGCAGCTTCGATCTCAGCATTCAGGGTGGCAAGCTGGAAGATTTGTCCAGCGAATTGCCGGTGAAGGCGGTCCATGGTGAGCACTGGCAGGTTAGAATTTGCCAGTGCAGAGACAAGAACGAACTCGCATTGCTGGCGAAGCAAAGCAAGCGATTGTTCGTTCTCCCCGGGTAATTCATCCGGATGTTCTTTTGCTTGGGTAAGGATTGGTTCGGGCATTGTTTGTGACTCCTTTATTGGGCGGATGCGATCCGCCCCTACAGTGGTTGGGAGGCGGACGCCATCCGCCCCTGCTTTCAAATTGGCGAGAATTGATGTGCCTTCAACTGCCGGCACGTTCACGGCGGATGTTTCCTTGCCGGTGAGACCTGAGAAAATAACTTCACATTCAGTGGATCGACCACCTGAGTCTGGTATTGGATAAATGCGACCAGGGTAGTGAGAGCAGGTACGAAAGTCTTGATTGCAAATGGAGCAGGTCAGCTTTTCGTAGAACCAGCCGATCGAGAAGCGGTCAATCTGACCTTCTACCAGGGCGAGCATACCTTTGCGGGTGGTGAGACGGACTTGCTGGATGATCTCTCCGCTTTGTTCGTAGGAACGAACGATCGTTCCGTCCCTGCTCTCAATGTTCCGTTCGTCATGGTTGCGTAAGAACGGTCTGCCTTCAAAGGATGGGGCGAAGGCAGGCATCTCGTCTGCGACCAGGCGGTAGAAGTTTCTGTTCTTACCACCCCTAAAGACAACCGCTTCAAAGTCGAGATGATCAATCTCACCGCTTTCTATTTTGGAAAGCATTTCCTGCTTGTTGTGATTTTCTCGGAACGAGAAAAGCAAGGGGTTGGAATTAAATTGTTTTGTCATGTTATTTCTCCGTTATTTTCCAGAACAGTGAGAAGATATCGAGCACAATTCCCAGCAGGAATAAATAAACTTTTCCATGCAAGGTAGGTCTTTCCGTGAGCTTGTATGAGAAGGTATGATAGGTGGCTGCTAAATTCAGCCAGGTGTTAATAATCCAAATTTTCATGACTTTATTCCTCCTGAACTGGATCTTCTTCGGTGGGTTCGGATGGAGTAGTACCGCGCTGCCTGTTGCCTTGCTGGCGGTCTGGTTGTTTGTTGAGGTCTTTCTTTTTGCCTTTGGCGGGGATCTTGGTCTCGTCCAAAATCTCGCCCATCATGCGATAGAAGAGGCGCAAGTATTCGGGTTCAGCGATCAGGTCACGGTCGAACAGGTCAGCCAAAGCTGGCTCAGTGCGAGCGGCAGCGAGCGCGAGCAAGCTGTTATCGCGCTCAGTAATATCGCCGGCATTAACGATGATCTCCGGTGTTGCGGGGAGAGTCTTGTCCGTGCGTCTTTTCACGGCAAGGGCGACCTGCAACACCTGGCTGATCATGCGCTTGAATTGACGCTGGCGATCGTCAAAGCGTTTGAAAGTGGGTGTGCCGGCTGCTTCGGCGGTGGTGCGGGTGGAGGACTCGGGTTCGGCGAGGTAGTGCAGGGGCACCCCCACGCCGGAAGCGATCAGCTTTTTTACAGCAAGGATGTCATTGGCAGCGTCCTCGCTGCCCAGCTTGCTCTCCAACACAGACCAGATCTCGCTCTCGTCCGTGACCAGGACAGTCCCCTGTTTGGGCGGGTGGAGCTCGATCTCGCGCTGCCTTTTTACCTTGGCAGCGGAGTCGTTAAATTTGCCTTGCAGCACGAAAGAAATTTGCGAGCGGACGTGGTGAAGGATAACCCGATCACTGACCAGGGTGGAAAGTCTGCCGATCCAGGGCAGCAAGGGCGAAAGGTCACTTTCGCCAAACTGGCAGCCAACGGGCTGGTTGATGGGGAAATGGAGCATGAAAGAATTCTGATCAGAACTCTCTGGGTCGTATGCTTGCCATGGCGTCTGGTTCAAGTCGCCCTGAATAAAATAAGTTTCCTGCTGGTAGTCATTCTCCTTGTGCTGGATCTCCTTGATCATATCGGAAGGGACAGCGCGCACGTAGGACATGCCGGCAGGGTCCACGCTGAACAAGAGAAACAAGTCACCTGTGCGGGTCTGTTCGTCCAGCCAGGCAGGGAGATGATCTTGCAGTTGGTTGAGTCTGTGGTTCCAGAACTCTTTGAGGAAGGCATCCGCCCTCTTGTCTTTGCACTCCCATTCGACCCCCGTACCGAGCACGAAAACATTGGTGAGCTGTACCAGCCATCGAGCGATGGGATTGGTGCGCCAGGCGCGCAGGGCTTCGGCTAAGATCGTAAATCTGTCATAGTCCAACCGGTCACGAAAGAGGTCGGCGGCAGTTGCAGCGCCGGCATAAAAAGTGTTGTCTGTTTCAACGATGGTCATAGAGGCTGGTTTAGGATTTGAGAAAGCTTTGAGACGATCAATAAGTGTAGGCATGGAGACCCTCCTTATGAAAAGATCTTAATAAAGAACAGCGCCAGGTTGAGCAGAGACAGGGCGCCCCCACCGATGGAAAGGGACATCAGCAGGCGGATCTGAGCCGCCAGTTCGATCAGATTTCGGATCTCGTGTGTGTTGGTGTTCACATCCGCTTCCAGGTTGGCCACCTTTTCTTTCAGGGCTGCCAGGTCGGTCAGGTTCGTTTCGGTCATCGGGCATCTCCTCGCATTCAAAATAGATCCATTGGGTAACGCCAGTCCCTTTCATCGCAGTCCGGGACAGGTCTTGCGGTTTGAAACCGCCTCGGCAAGCACCAGTGATGGTCATCCCTGGCGCTGCCCTGGCAAGAGTCACCCACTTTAATGGAACCGGCAAGAGTTGCATTGCGGGGCGACTCTTGCCGGTGTTATATTAGAACATAATTTCTATAATTACAAGCTTTTTATTCCAGCAATATGGACCAGCCTTATGGACCCGCCAGATATGGGTGTTTTAAACCGCAACATCCCCTAAATATGGGGGATGTTGCGATCGACAGTGATCCTTTTTGATCGTACTTGAAAACCCGGATGCTTTGGATTATAGTGTAATTGGAATGAAGAGCATGCGCTGACCGCACCGCCCTGGCTGTAAAGGTTTTCTTTCTTCTGAATAGGGTAGCTCAAAGGAGTGAAAAATGGAAAAGAAGGACGGTCTCACCAAAACCCTGGCGATCTTCGGCACACTGCTGGTCTGGTTCCCACTCCTGGTTCCAATTTTTTTTAGCGCCATCAGGTATGCAGCAGACCATCGCTTGCGATTTGACTACCTCATGCCAGCCGAACTGTTCCCAGCTGGATTGCTGGGGGGGCTCCTGCTGATCTGGGCTGCCCGGCGTGCAGTTGCTCACCAGCGATCGATCGGCTGGGGGTTTGGAGTTGCCATCACCTCGCTGGTGCTCGGACAGGCCGTGGCAATGCTGTCGGGACTGGCATCGGGCGAAATTGAACCGGCTGGCACCTGGTTCGTTCTTGTACTGATCTCACTGGCAGTCTACTGCCTGGGCTTGATCAGCATGGCTGCTGGAGGTGTATTGTTGTTAAAACACCTCTTTATGCGCAGTCCTGATCCAGCTCTGAACCGTTAGCATTTGTCGTAACACTCCTTTTATCCGGAAAAAAGGAAATTCCATAAACACACAACCTTCCAGGATCTTGCCTGCCACCAGATCGGGGTGGTGCTGATCGCCTTCCTGGCGGGTGGATCCCTGGTTCCCCACCAGATCCACGGATCATGGAGACCCTTCAGGGTCCCCTGAAGAATTAATAGACAGATCAGGAAAGTCCCAAACGCCCACCCTGATGTGGTCAAGACACCACCTAATGGGTGGGATCTCCGCAGGTCCCCGCGGGGGTTACCTGCCCCGCATGATTCCTTGTGAATTGCCAGTTCAGGTAAGTCCCTCCCGGAGCTGTGGATCAATCTTTTCCTCAATTGGACCTGCCAGGTTGGTTCGAAGTCAGATCTCTAGCTCCAGACTGCCAGGACAAAAAGTTACTGCTTGTATTCTTCATCACATTCGGACTATAATAGGTCATGGCGGGGAACCAACTGGGGGTATCAACCATACAATTTTACAGTCAGTGCATTTTTCAGTTCCTCTATAACGGTAAGGGTGTTTTAAAGGAGAGTGAATTATGTCTGGAAGAAAAGGTACGAATAGCAAAAAGCTGGTCATAATTATTCTTGGTCTGTTCGCGATCGCCATGCTGGCAGGATGTGCCCCCCAAAATCTTAATGGGAAATACCTCTCGGATGAAGACATGGCCACCTGTGATGCGACCGCGGCGGCCTTCATCGACAAGGTTACCTTCATCATACCGGATTACATGCTCACAACGCAACCCTACCTGAAAACACCGGGTGAGGTCGGGATAACAACGCCCCTGACTGCCAGCGTATTGCCTTTTGGACCGGTCAAGATCGAATTCACACTCCCCCCTGCAGACCCTAATATCAA